CTCAATGAACTGCTTAAATATCTTCTCGTCATTCTTTAAGCCATTAGCATAAGCACTCACTATCTTGTCAATGGTAGGCATGTCTATCTTTCGAATGTCATCACGCTTTAATCCTGTGATAGCTTGAATCTGAGAAACACTATCACTACCTGCTGCTATAAAGTCTACGTAAGTGCCAAGCGTTTGGTCTGAATACTTAGTGCTGATTATCTTGTCGCTCATATGTTTGTACCATCTATTGTAATGTTAATGCTCTTAATCTCTGTGCTCAGCTCTTGTCTTTCGATGTACCCTCTCTGCTTACCTTGAGTCTTAAGATAGAAGATAACAGCACTTGTGTTAGGTGCATCTTTAATTGTTACCACCTCACCATCGTGAGTTAATGCTTGGCGCTCTGCTCCTTCCATGAGCTTCTTAAGCTGCGATTCTGCGAAGTCTAAAGCTACGTTCTTCAGTGAGTCTACTGCTGCTTTATACTCAGGATCATCTTTGAGCCATTCGTAATGAGTCTTGCGCGCTATACCAATCTTCTCAGCAGCCTCTGTAACATTACCCAGCGTAGATGTAAGTGCCTGAAGCATAGCATCTTTTTTGATAGTTACATTTTGTCCTTTGTCCTCTTCACTCATGCTAACTTATTTTTAAAATGTGTTATTAATTGCTCCATCTTAGAGTCATAGTATTTAGCAAATGTAACAAAACCTTCACTATCAGCCTCATAGCATCTGAATAAAATACCCCTTAATCTTTGTGATGGCTTCTTAATTGTATCTTCTAACTCTGATTTCAGCGATTCAACAGCATCTAACTCTTCTTTCCTGAAGCTCTCATCTTTGAATGCTAAGTATCCGAACTGATTGGCAGTACCGAACAGTTCAGCTGCTTGTGCTGGTGATAGCTCGTTAGTGCCAAAGGTCAGTTTAAGAGTTTTGTCCTTTCGAGTACCTACTGATTCTAATTGTGCCGGTATTAATATCATCTGCAAAGCTCATCTAAGTGAATACCATACTCTTCTAAAGTCTCGTTAAGCAAAGTATTGATGTCAGCATAAGCCTGCTTTTCTTTTTTACTCATCTCATCATACTTAAGCTTAGCAAATAGCTGAGTTCTGAACTCATTTAAGCACAGTGTTAAGTCTAATGCTTTAGTACATCTAAGATGGTGAGCTACATCTTCAGGTGAGTCTAAATCAAATGTTATGTTACATTGCATAATTCGGTAATTTGTAGAATTGATTATTGAAATTTAACAGTTATGATCCACAATAAAGGCAGCCTTCATCCTCTCCACCTTCACCCTCGTTTAATATTCTTTCGCACTCAGCATTAACTTGCTCTTCGGTCCAGTTAGGGTGAAAGGCTTTCACTTGCGCCTTTAAAAAATTATAGTTATTATCATTCATAGCTCACCAATTTACCCTCTGCGTTAGTCATTTCATTAATACGTTTAATCACATCAGGATTATTGTCATAGTGCTTAGATATGCTTAGAGTCTTAATCTTAAGAATCTTGTTAGCATTTGATCCTGCAAAGATTACCTTACGTGCTGGTAAGCCTAATTCTTTAGCCAAATCTAATACAGGCCCTTTCCTTCCCTCACCTCTTGCTGTTATGATATAAACGTCATATCCCTCTGTAATCTTTCTCTTAATCAGCGACAGCCCTTGAGAATTAGTTAATGTTCCATCATAATCAAAGCTTATCTTCTCTAAGGCTAAAACACTCCTGATAATTGTTCTACGTATATTCTGCATATTAGTTAGTTTAACTATTAGTGTAATTAGCTTTAAGCTTTAGCTATTAACTCTATGCTTAGAGCTTAGATTCTGAGCTAAATGAGAGATAGAAGTATCCAAGCACAAAGATTTCTCAATGTGTTGGGCTCTCATTTAAATGACTGTCTCTTTGCTTGTCGCTTGAGTTCTTCGCCATTATGAGTTAGTGTCATCAGCAATGTGCACTAACATGGTATCTATCTTTTAGAGAGATTGCCCTCCCTAAGTAACCTGGGGCTTATACCTTAGCCATACCCCTGAGCTGTGTTACTATCCCACAGTAGCTCTATTCATTCTTTACGCTGCCGTTAATCGCTTCCGCCCGTAAAAAATATAGCCCTAAGGATGCAGGGTGAAAACATCCAAAGGGCGTATAACCTAAAATCAAATAATATGCTAACAGTAATCACACCCTGTAACAAATCTATATATAAAAATGTTACGAGATATATCTGTGCAAAACTATTTTCTCTGTTGAAAACGTAAGACTAATATGTATACCCAAAAAGGTAGCCATACAAGCCCTGTAAATGCTACACCCACATAAGCATACCAATGGTAGTTAGATAAGTGCCTCTGATGTCTGTAAATGTTTAATGAGAGGATTCCTGTATGTAATAGAAATCCTATAATGTAAATGGTTAGTATCATATCTTTTTTCTTTTAGCTCTACGTTTCTTTGTGGGAGTAGCAGTTACCTATGTTATTGGCTCAGAAGTAGTTTCTACCTTCTTTAAATCTTCAGTTAATGTTTTTTCTAATCTATCTAATAGCTCATTCATGCAAGGAGTGCAGCTTGTGAAGTTCTTACCATCTCTGATTCCAAGATACTCTCTGCGTAACTTAAACAGCTTAGCCATCTCTCCAGGTGCAAGCCTACCTCTTTGCTTAATAGCTTTGATATGCTCAAGTGTTGGCATCTTCCAATCCTTCTCTTCTAATTTGGGCCATAACTTAGCTGGGCAGTCAGTAGCTGCGTAAGATGCTAAGTGATCCACAGGGCATCCACATGGCTTGAATGTTACCTCTCCTATCGTGTGAGGTTGCTTGAATGGATTAATAGCGTTAACAGGAGGCCCACATGTACCGAATGTCTTATTGTAGACAGGGCACTCTTTGCAGACTTTAACTCTCGCTTCGAAATCTGAATTGTTTATCATCATATCTGTAGTGAATTTCTAAGTGTAGTTTTCGCTTTCTGAATAGTTCTGTAAAGATACGCTAAAGGTATACCGGTCTCTTTAGCCAAAGCTTGGTAAGAGAAATCATCTAAGGCATAAAGAAAGAATAGCTCACGCTCAAAGTAAGGTAAGCGACTAATAAAGATATCTAACTGCTCATTCTCTAAGCGCATCCCCACACTCTTATTCACATCATCTATAATATCATCTTGCAGATCATTGCGTATCTTTTCGAATCTTCTTAGCGTATAATTGAATGAGCTATTCGTGCAGCGAGCTGATAGCCTAATACTGTTGCTCACATAGTTATTAAGCTTACCTCTCTTGTGAATATCTGCGAGCTTATCCTTATCTGATTCTAATATCTTAAGAAGTGTGTCATGAAGTAACTCGTCAGCGACATCTGAGCGCACTACACTAAATGCTACTCTGCGCCATTCGGGATAGCACTTATCGAATTCAGAGCGCCAGGTATTCATCTATTACTATTTTGGCTTCATCAAAGCTTCGGCAAATAAATGCCATGTAATTTCTCTGATCTAAATTCTTTCTCCATTCCTTCTGACTCTGACTCACCACACCCTTAGCTGTTTTCATTTCAATGGCTAAGCCATGCCATTCTTTGCGAGGCTCATAGATAAAGATGTCAGGGAAGCCTTTAACGTAACCTGTTTTCTTCATCTTCACAGCCTGCTTCATGGATGTTCTTACCCCACCTGCTGAAGCACAGTAAAGAGCCTTAGGGTACTGAGCTACCAAATAGTTAATAACAGCCTCTTGAATGAGTGCCTCTTCATTCTTCATGTATTCAAAATTAAGCAATTAACTATAGTGCTATCCACATCTTGTTAACATACTTATTCACATAGCATTTAGATGGTATCTTTGAGCATCCATTTCAGCCTTTTGGTTTAGGCGACATTGATTATTGATTGCAGGATAGCTCTACAACGGTAGGGCTATTTTGTTTTATACTATTAAAGTATAGTATAGCAATCAGTAAGCCTATGTTTTGACTTTAATGTTTTAAAAGTCATACTATAATCACACTTTTAAGTACTAAAAAATGTAATTGATTACACTTTTTAGGAGTTATATTGCATGAATTTTCCCAACTTTCCCAATCTTCCCAATTTAAATAAATGCGTATTTAGTGTAATTTCTATTGAGTTCAAAGTAGGCTCGCATCATAATAGCATCAGCAATATCGGGTGAGATGCCACCGGTGCGCTGGCTTATGGTATCTTTAGATGTTACTCTTAGCTTACCTTCTTTATCAGGATCAACACGTCTTACTAACTCAAGCTCTTTAACTATATCTTCCTGATATTTGATAGGCAGAGTAATCTCATTCTTATCTATTAGCTCGCCTAATCTAAAGTAGCAGTCAGCTTTTAAATTCATGTACTGATTACCTCTAACAGCTTTACTGCCGTTCAAAAATTCCCTGCATCGTAAGCTGTCAACAAGGCCACCCCCCACCCCATCAGCATCTGCGAGCACGTTGCTTAGTTTAATTTGGTGCTGATTCATTAGGCGCTGAATCTCTGCCTTAACTTCATCTTGTCGCTTCTGTTTAAGAATAATGATATCAATACAGCTTAATCCCTTCCATACACAAAGCACAGTTCTATCCTTACCCAAACGCGCAATATCTGCTGTGATGTATCCCTCACCCACATTCATTGGCTCTCTGAAGCATCTAATCAGCTCGTCATACATGTACAATCTATCTGAGCTATTATCGAATTCCCAGTCTCCCTCAAGCAAGCGCTTTCTATCAGCTTCGGGTAATCGGGTAAGGCTTGTAACATAGCTATCGGGTAAGTGTATATTATCCCCAGGTAGTGCTTGAACAAAAGCTCTATGTGAAGGTAGATTATGATTCTTATAGGGTAAGTAGAATTGATTGTATATCCATCCCTTAGAAGGATTGCAAGTGAGCAGAATCTTAGGCTTTAATCCAAACTCATTAAGCTTGTACCGGATACGTGAGCTGACAATGCTATAAGCTTTCTCAGTTATCTCTGTAGCCTCATCTATGAATACATCAGTGACTTCTAACCCTCCTAAATCAGTCATCATGGGATCAGATGGATATAGGAATAAATCAGCTAAGATTATTTCTGATCCATTGCTAAATTTAATAATGTGAGATTGCTGATTATAGATAAAATCTTCTCCTGCCTTTAAACCAATCTCATGAGCTACTTGGAAGAAGGTAGCCATTGTAGTTTTCTTGAGCGTGTCTAATTTAGCTCGGCCAATAAGCGAGCGTGTACCTGGATACTTTAATCTTCGAAGTATCTGCCACATACAGCCGAGCATAGTCTTTCCACCGCCTGCTGCTCCACCATAAAGGATAGTTTCTACATCTGAATCTACAGAAAGAAATTTAAGTGCTTCGCTTTGCCTTGTTAGCGGCTTAAAATTGTATTCTATTTGTCGCGCCATTGCACAAAGTTAGGAACAATTATGCAAGTGTCAACACGCTCATTCCTAACTCTTTGTAAATCTAATTGCATCAGATAAGCACCTAATGGCTTAGGAGGTCTCATGCGCTCTACATGAAAGCCCATGTAGCCCTCATCATATTCTTCTTTATAGCTTGCTGTTCTAATGTGGTGCACATATCTCATGTTGATTTTGTAGCCTCCATTATGAGCATAGGACAGTTCCTCTACCATATCGGCATGATGATAAAGCTCGTGTACGTGCCCACTCCAAATACAATCAGCGCCATCTATCATAACACCCATTCGATTGTTTTGGATTACTCCCTTAGTTACTACTCCTCCACCACCTGATCCATGATAATATTTAGTCTTAAAAACTACAGAAGAATTTTTAGACTTCATCACTCTATGTATCCACCATCCACCATAACCACCTACCAATACATTAGTGCCAGCTTCACGATTTAACCCACTAACAAAGCGCTCAATTAAATCAGTTTCACAGTTCTTAGTTATGGCTGTCTCATGATTACCATAGCCCACGAATACAAGTAGGTGAGCGTAAGGCTTAAAATAATCTATAGCTGTGTTAACGAGAGCATCTAAGTAATTAGCTACATTGTGCTCAGGTCTGATGTCATTCTTACTTCTGCGAGGATCGTACTTGCCCTGCATAGCACAAAACAAATCACCATTCACAGCGAAGTAGATATTTTCTTCTAAGCACTTATCCAAGTGAGCTTTAAGGAGCTTCCTATCGCAGTGAGGATTATCCCAGTGCACGTCAGACATCATTAAGAATTTATCCCCACTCTTGCAGGTTGTTACTATGATATTTCTACCCTCTCTGTATGATGTAATCATTTGTAATTATATTAGATTTAAGCTCTTGGTAATGCTTCTTAAATTCGTTGTACGGCACATCTATTATCATGGGATTATCTACGCCTTGCATTAGTGCTAAAGTGCGCTGGCCTACGTAATAAGTACCATCACTTTTAAATTCTACCTCAGCCTGAATACCCACGCATTTGCGAGCATCAAACATAAACGGAATGTTCTCAGCTATTATAGCCTCATTACCGATATCTTCGCTGTAGTTCCACTGTACTACATAAGTGCTACATAACTCAGGTAGCAGCTTTGCGTTTAAATCTATCTGCTCCTTTTTCTTCTTAAATAGATTCATACTTTTGTGTTTAATAAAAAAGCCCAGCATAGTGCTGAGCCTTCTATTAGATAGTGGAAAAAATGCTTATTCTATTCTTATCATTGCCCATGACATAGGAATAACTGCCACTGTATTTTCATTTACTGTGCATAGGTGATAGAATTCTTCACGCTGTTGGTAACTTTGAACTTTTTCACATAAAACTCTATGCACTGCTCCTGTGATAGGATGAATGAATTTAACTTTTTTCATTCCTCACCTCCTATAGTAATTTGCTTAGTCTCATAAGCTCCTCTATTGTCCAATGGAATAAAGCCACTACCATTACCATGTACTACCTTCATGAAATCGACTTCTACCTTAGCGCTATTCACAATTACTTGTGCTACATCTGCTATTGTCTGAGCCTTATCCATGTCAATATCACCATCTTTAAGCGCTTCTATTACTTCAAATAGGTGATTTCTTAAATCTTCAATCTTGTTTCGTGCCATTATTGATTTGTCTTTTTAGTTTTTTAAGTGTTTTCATAGCGAATCTTAGGTCCGCTGGGTATCTAATTATACTATTTCTGAGCATAGCATCAGCATAACTCACACATTCAAGGTTGTTTAACTCATTGTTTAACTTGTTGTTGTCCTTAAATATAACTTTGTGTTTAGCAGGTACCGGACCATGTGCAGCTTCCCATACTAAAATATGAACAGCTCGCCAAGTTTTAGGATCAGCCACCTTGCGCTCCAGGTATCCATCTTTAGTTAAGCGCTCACTACCTACAGGCCTAAAGTTATGAGGCTTATGTCCTTTACCAAACATGGTAGGTGCTACCTTAGCGTAAATTTCAGCAGGCATTTTCTTGCCCTTGTTAGCAGGCTCATGACCTTTAGCATATCTGTGAATCTTAGCTCCCTCACGAATACGTATAGAAGTCTTAGCCATTACCTTTTTGTGATGTGATTTACTCTTCCTAATGTCAAGTGAGTAAGCTTTAGCGTAAACGCTTTTAACGCTTTTCTTTAAAGCCTTAGCTACATCTTCGGTAAAGTTATCTGCATAGTTAGCGTGCAGATATTGTATTTCTTCTGAGGTCCATATTACTTTACCCATTTGAAATCAGCTTTTTAATGATGTCAATGTAAATTAATCTACTCAATTCTATCTTTTGGTAGTTATCGAATTCCTCTTGAGCTGATGGGCCTAATACTACTCGGTTGGATGCTTTAAACTTAGCCTCAGTCTTAGCTTTAGCCATCTCATCAAAGCGCTGCCATACTTCAGGCTGCCACATAGATTTCTTATAGATGCCTTTTCTGAATAGCCTTTGACAGTTGTAAGGTGCAGCTATCTCTACCCAGCTTTCTTTGCCTTCCTTCCATCTTTGAACATCAGCGTGCAGAGCAGTTAGTGGATCAGTAGCTTCTACGTGTGTAGGCTCAGCTTCAGGAAGTATAAGCACCTTATTTAACTCTCGCCATACTTTGCTCTTATACTCCTGATAGCGCTTAAATACATCACTCATGAAGGCTACGCTAAATAGGTTAAATGGCTCTACTCTTTCGAAGTCTTTACCTATTGCATTGTATAGAAAAGCATTCTGCCAATCTTTAACGCTTAGCCCTTTGTAAGTTGTATCTGCTACTTGGCGAAGTAAATTAACTTCGATGTCTGAAGGCAGAGATTTAATGCTATTGACTACAGCTGCCTGAGCAATCAGCTCTCTGAATTCCTGCTCAGAAATACTGCTTAACTTGGGTGAGCTAACGCAAGCTGCGATAGCTTTCTCCTCAGCGCTGAGTGAACGACTGAAGCTCTTGTCTACTAATGCGGCCAATTCTTTGCTCATCTTGTGTAGTTTTTTGGTTATTAATCTCTCTTGCCATCCATTGATCAGCAGCTGCTCTCCAGCTCTTCATTGGATTCTTGCCTACCTTCCATCCATTGCTCTCGTAATGGCAGTAGAATTTCTTAGCCAAAACTAAGTCATCATTCATGTAAGCTACTACATCTGAGAGTGATGGTGGTGAAAATTTGGTAGAGGCAGAGCGCTTAGATTCAAGCGCTTTTACCCTCTCTTCGAGCGCTTCTATGCGCTTTAATAGAATAGTCATCATTGGTTTAATTGATTAGTGATTGAGCAAATATAAAAGAAATCTCTTCCACCAAGGCAATACAGCCTCTTTTTTTATAGGTGCTGACTTAGGCATGTTGACTAAACCCAGCATATCAGTATCTGCTTTACTTGCTTGGATATTTTCGTAATACCGATTCTTTGCCTCTACAAATTGATTGAATTTATCCTGTCTTAAATGCTTCACAGCCTCCCATTCGCGTGAGCCTACCTTCTTAATTATACCTACCTCTCGCATAAGTTGTAGATATTGCTTACCCATGCGCTCATTTCTTAGCGCTGCGCTGGGAGTCATGCCTGCGTTAATTAATACGCATACTTTTTTTACCCTTTCGATTGTTACCTTTCCGGTATCATAGCTGATGGTTAATTGCTTCATGATTATTGATTTATTAATTAAGTTAATTTATCGAATGCCTTATTGAGATTCTCGTTATCTATGTGGTTTAGAATCTGTTGCACATGGCCTCTATACATTCGGTCAGTCTGAATAAGATTTTCTACCGATTCTACAGCGTGCAGCACAGTAGCATGATGCCTATTGAATATGTTACCGATATTAGCAAAGCTTAAAGATGTGCCTTTTCTAATAATCCACATAGACGTTTGCCTGATATCATTAATCTCTCTCTTACGAGATTTACCCTTAAGCTCTGACCAATCTACCTGGGTGAGTTTACACACTACCTTCATCATAGCATTTACTCGCTGCTCATTTAAAGACTCTACCTCTCCATTAATAGTCTGCCACTTGAGCTCAGGGATAGGTGTCTCTATTACGGCTCTCACTAAATTGTCAATGCGTCTACGTGCATGTTGCTGCTGCTCCGATGGAATGAGCAGAATTAAATCTGCTATTTTCCTTTCCACTACGTTACTCATTGTCACCTCCGAATGTTTGATTAAAATAATTTTCTTTACTTATAGTGATTGCTTTCTGATGTGCATACATATAACCATTATTTTGTCCATGTCCATATGCTTCTTCAATCTCCTCCTTGTGCATTGCTTTAGCTTCTTTAAAAGCACTAATTAAACCTCTCTCAGATAATCCAAGATTGATTTGCCATTCTAACCATTCAATACTACTTTGTTTCTTGTTACTCATCTCCACCTCCTTTGATTTTATCTCTCATCCATCTTGCACCTTGTCTGAATGCTGATTTAATCCATCCCTCTGAACCACCGCCATAATCTATTTTGGAAGATTCTTCCTCTATCTCCTCATCCGTTGGTAGTTCGATTTGGTTAGCCAATGCTCCTTTGATGTAACCATTTATCCACATATCTCTATCACTCTCATTACATCCGTGACACCCTTCCCAAGATGCTTCTGCTTTCTTTTTTAGTTCTTCTTCTTTACTCATTACTGTATTTATCAATTTTAATTATAATAAGAACTGCATTGTAGATAAAGAGGGCAACTCCCATAATCATCCATATCCAATGTCTGAATCCCCAATGCCAAGTAGGTAGATGACTTGCATATTGACTGATGTAAGCACATCCACTATGGTTATCATCTTTTGGGTTGTAATGGCTTCCCTCACATTGCCAATCACCAAAGAACTCTCTGAAGTTTTCGGGAATAAAAGACATTAGCATAACGATTCCAAATAGCAGGACTATCCTACCCATAATTTTAGTGTGTTTCATTGTTCACCTCCAAATGTTTTAGTGTAATATTCATCTGCAAAATTTTCTGCTTCTTGCATTTTATTTAAATAATCAGAACCATAAGGCAAGTTGTTTAAATGAAGAAACATATCCATCTGAGCATTTTTTATCTCTTCCTTATGCATCTCACGAGCAATTTGAACTGTGTCATAAAACTCCAATGTGTTATTAACTGAAAAACCTATGTTTTCAATTTCGCTCACAAGATATTCAATATTACTTTGCTTACTCATTGTCACCTCCAAATGTTTCGTTGTAGTAGTCTTCCATTTTTTCAAAAATTACTTTACCACCTCTCATTTCTGAATGATTACCTTCACGATAAGCATCTACAACCTCCTCCTTGTGCATTGCTTTGGCTTGTTTAATTTGTTCTTTAAACTGCCTCCTAATTGCACTTGGTAAATAATATAATAGCAAATCTAAACTGCTTTTGAAGACTTTCTGCTCTACACTACTTTGTTTCTTTTCCATAATTTTTAATTTTTAGTTATTAGTAAAATTAAAATACTTTCAACAATTTCGTTTGTTGGCTGACGTAATGCTTCAATGATTCTTTCATTAGTCAAAATGATATCTTTCATAGTTTTTAGTTTTTAGAATCTTTCATTAATTCGAGAATGTATGGTATCTCTTCCTCAGTAATATTAGCAAGCTTGCCGATATGCGTTACCTTCATAGATCGTGGCTGCTTAATATACTTCTGCGCTGTCGGGTAGCTCACCTCCAGCACCTCCGCAAATTGGGCCACAGTCACAAAGTGACTGCGTACCCATGCGTGAAATGGAGTTAACTTAGAATGGCATTTCATCGTTGCTGCTTTCATTGGTTACTGCTTTAATTTCTACTGCCTCTACATGCTCACCCTTAAGCCATGCTAAGAATATCTCAGCCGTATCTAATACATCACCTGGCTTTGCACCCTTCTGCTCTTTGCAGAATAGAACAGCGTTATTAAGTGCTACTGATTTAGAGATTGAATTCTGAACTTCAGGTGATTCTTTGCGAGGAGTGTAACCTGCGCCTGAGCTGCTACCACCGCCATTAAATGGATTAGGATTCTGAAGCTTAAAGTTGGTTGACTTCTTACCGGTAGGCCCTACACGCTCTTCAGATGTATAGTGAATAGTAGCACCTACTGCAATCTTAGGGCTGTTCATATCCTTTACACCTACTTGGCCTACTTCATTTAATCCATTGCTTTCTACGATTAAATCGAAGTAGTAAATAGTACCATTTGGGCCATCCCAATTTCTAACGAATTTTTGACTTTTAACTGTTCCTTGTTTCATAACTACTTGTTTTATTTTGTTTTGATTAATATACTTATCTAACTTATCTGCTAACTTATTCTCTTGCTCATCCCAATCTATTGATGGCTTGAGCTTATCCCAGTTAGGCTCTCTATTGTAACTCATGAGGATTATTTATGAAATGCGCTCTCCAATTCTCGTAGGCTGTTGTGCCTTTCGTATATTGTAAGTGCTGTACTACCTCATTGTAGCTCAGTTGCTCTCCCGCTACTGAACTCTGCACGCAGATGAATCTGCTCTTGAATCGTTGCTCAAATGACATAGCGATCACTCATAAAGTAGTCATGGATATTATTCTCATCCTCGCTTTCGAATTGGTAGAGGAATGTGCCATCATCAGGCATCACTTCGCCATACTTTTTAGCGTTTGAGAAATCAGTTAGTGAATAGCTGTGAGCATTGGTGTACAGCTTCCATTGAGCCTTCTCGGCATCCCACCGAGAGACTATTACCTTACCGGTAATTGTGTTGTTTGGTTTATTCATGATTATTAATTAAGTTGCTAATATACTAAATTTCTTTTATCTCTATCAAAAAGCCTTCGCCTTCAAATGAGTATTCACCTGGGTATTCATCGTGCCACATAGGTAGCTCTCTGAATTGGTAGAGGTCAAAAAGAAGGTGCGCCATCTGCTGAGCTATTTCGAAGCTCTCGCAGTCAAATGATGTAGGTATCTTCATGCGATGGTACATGCTGATTCTATCCTCGCGTAATGGAGTAACTACTAACTGATAGTTCATAGCTCTACCTCCTTAACTTCTAACACAGTTAGCTTAGGAACGAATGAAGCTGCTTTATCAAATTCTTCTTTAGCCTCTTCGTATGTTTTCTTGCCAGCTACGTATGAGCCGTCTACTTTAACAAAGTACCAAGTCTCATTGTACCTTTGTTCTTCAATTAATTCTACTTTCATTTTGAGATGTGATTTGGTTGTGATTCTAATTCTGCTGTTTGTGCATCGAATGATCCTCCGATGAGTAAGCCTGCTATTAGCATGGCTAAGAAGAGTAGTGCTTTTTTCATTTGCTTATTGATTTAATTTTAGCAAACGTACAAACAAATTTCACATAAACAAAAAAAACCTTGCTAATTTTAGCAAAGTTATTAACAAAGAAATGTTAATTTAGAAGAATATAGTGAAGATAATGCCGCCTATAAATGAGATTGGAATGCCAATAAGCGCAGCGCTGCGCCAAGATTCTTTACGTGCAGCTTGTTTACTCAGCTCTTGCTGTGCTGCGCTCAGATTTATTGCCATGCGCTCGTTAAGCACAGCATATTCATCAATAGATTTCTGCTGATCAGTAATAACTTTAGCCTTAACACTATCTGATTTGGTGCAGATACTTACAGCGTTAAAGAGATAATCGCGCTCAGCCTTTAACTTGAGTAGTGCTCTTACTTCATTACTCGTTAAGCTGACCAGGGTATCTTTCTTCTGTAAGGCTTGAGAGTAGATTGTGCATGGCTCTGCGAAGGCCATTCCTATCAAGACTATCAATAGCGCTAATGTTTGCTTCATATTGCTGTTTGTTGTATTCTAACTGCTTATTTAATTCCTCTATCTGAAGCATGCGCTGTACGTTGGTAGCCTCTAAGCTATCTATTACGTGAGTAGCTCTATCTGCTCTTCTCTCGTAGCCTTCAATGGCTTTCTTACTGTCCTTTAACGCAATGTACATTATTTGAAATGTAGCGCAGATAGCAATGGCTAACACTATAACTACCGCTCCCTTAATTTGATTCTTGGCTTGCTGAGTCATTTGATTTCTTTTTAGTAAAGATAGATTCTATAACAGTTAATCCCAAGCCTCCACCGGCTAAAATAAGCAAGCCATCGAACATGTATTCAGGTGTCTTGTATTCTGTGAACGTGCCAATGTACGAAAGATTAATGCATACAAGTAATGCTAAGATAGATGCTACTCGCTTGGAGCTAGCATCTGATTCGTTACTGAATATACTCTTAAGCCATTTCATTTAACGCTTCTTTCTGCTCATCTTATAGATCGTGAAGATAGAAGCTGCTGCTGATAGCATTAGACAAAATATCTTTAATGCGAATTCAACATCTAACATCCACGCAGGCACGCTTAATAAGATGCTGCTTACCGTTCCTGTTACTCCCTCTGCTATCTGTTGCTGATGATTGCTCATGCCTCGTGTAGTAGTGTATAAGTGAATGATTTTTTACCTGATTTAATGCAAGCTTGCATAAGCTCTTTGAATTGTGTTGGATTGTTAAGCACTTGGCAGCCAGCGCTCCACTTGTCAATGTTGCGAGATTCTGTTAATTCATTAGCGCGATGGATGTTAATTCCAAATAGGCCTGTTTCTTCTTTACCTTGCTCCTCAGCAATGCTATCTTTATCCGCATCTCTATACACAGTTACCTTCTTGGACTGAACTAAAGCAGTATACTTACCCTTATGCAAGCCAATAACCCAAGTGTCTACGTATTGTCCTGCTTTCAGAACTGCTGTGCCTAAAGAATTGATGGGATTATTAAGCCAAAAAGTACCTGGATTAGTTGTGCCGGTATACCATTTCACCTCATTACCTTGTACCAATCCGATGAGGTCATCAAATTGGTTAGGCAGATTAGCTTTGCTGCGTATACCTACCACGTGAATAGTAGGCCACTTATAGCCAAGCTCTGTGAATTGAGCTTTAAGCTCGTCTATTGTTGGTGCTTTCATTCTTTCTTAATTCTTTATCGCGTTTACTTAAGTAGACTTTGAGCTTTTTCTCATAGTCTTTACGTGTTTGCTGCTCCTTGCTTAGTTTCATGTATCTTAATTAGTGAAATCTCTTACGTTAAATCTGCTCCATGGACTATCATAATTTCTGCCATCAGAAAAGACTACTGTACTTTGTCTATTCACCTTGCGTAATGGGTGAATATCAGGCCAATTATTGGAAGAGTATTCAGGGTAATCTGCATTGTTAGCACAAAGATAATCTACTAATCTTTGAGTATACCAGTTAGCATTCTCACGAGCTTTCTCAATTAATGAATCCATCTCACTCTTAGAGATAGCTGTAGTGTTTTCAGATTGGCGCGTAACTAAGTTACCATTATCATGCTTATACATGAGCATAGGATAAAGCTCCACCATTGTCCACCAAGCAGTTGGCTTAACGATATATTCATTTAACAAAGTCTCATAGACTCCTGATAAAGTACCTGCGCTTATCTCAGTCTTAATCTTATTAGTTAAGTCAGTACCTAACCACAAAGTGATATACTTGTCTTGAGCTAAGTACATGGCAGGTCTAATTAAGTTAGTGTCTACAGCCTCGTTAAGCTGAGTGTATTTCTTTAAGAATTCCTCGTTAATGAAAAGTATTTCGGGTGCTATTGGCATGTTATTAATTTTTAGTTATTATGCTGGGTATCTGCCTTGGTTAGGTTGATTGTAGGTTGCTGTATTAGCTGTAGCAAAGTTCTTAGTAATATCTTTCAAAGGCATCCCTGCACGAATAGCTTTCGCTACTGAGATAGGATTAGATGATTCTAAGCCATTATCTGCAATGAATCTTCCCTTCTCACGCTTTCTGAAATATACTTTGCGCTCCCAATAGTGCTTACAGTTGACTGAGCCTTTGTATAACCACACGCTATAATTTGAACCCTGATGGCCCATATTAGGATTTACTGAATTGCTATCATCTGACATAGCAGTTAAATCTTCGTATCTGTAAACATAGCCAGCTTTAGCTGCGCTCACCATTTGTCTACAGAACTTGCGACTATTAGCGCTTAGATTCTTTGAATAGCTGTACCGAATTTTGTACAATCCGCTATCCATTTCAGATGGCTTATCGGGATCTGCGTAGCTTCTAACTGATGCAAGATTAACAGGCTCAGCTTCTATAAGCTCCCACTCATCCTCGTCTACTATCTCGCCTTTATCAGCTAAGAATTCACACCACCAATTCTCATCCTCTTCTGTGAAAACAGGCTTCTCTTGTGGATCAGCGCTAAGTTCAGTTGCGTATCTGTCTATGATTCTTTTAGCGAAGTCTCTGCCTGCATCTCCTCCCCATAACTGCCATGCTATTCTGCCTGCTGTTGGAAATCCTTCCTCTCCCTGATTCCATCCGATAGCTTCTTTGTCTACCTCATGGCGTGCGAAGTAACTATTCATTCTTTGCACAGTGTCAAAGCTTAAGTTACGCATATTGCTGATATCTCTCGCGCGAGCTACACCTATCTCTGTGCCACCTCTTCCATACTCATCTCGCCACTTAAGACCTAACTCAGCCTCGGCAGCCATCTCTGCCGTAGGTGCAAAGCTTTCAGGTATCTCTAAACTAATCTTTTTTTTTTCAGCGCTTAATTGAGTTGTTGCAGATTGTGCAACAGTTGGCGTAATGATTTCTTCACCCAAAATATCATTAGGCTCAATGTAAACATCGCCAATAATACCCATGCCTTTAAATATCTCTTCAATGCTATCAGTTACTATTTGTTGGTAAGGCTCAATTATATTCTTATTAAAAATTCTATAAGCTGATTTCATTTCATCAGCGTTACTGCCTAATCCGCTTGAGTCTCTAATACCAAATAATAAAGGTGAAGTAACTCGGTGAGCGCCTAAGATATTCTCGCGCGACTGATTGCTAAGCTCCATCCATTGCTTATCTGCCTGAGTCATATCTACTACATCCAAGCGAGGCATGCGCTCTGCTGATTCGTTGAAAGTAAAGATTACTTTACCTGCTTTTTTAGCACCGACCATAGTCTCCCAGTTGCGCTTAATAGCTAACTGTTCTTCAGGATCAGGAATACCATTACTCATGTGCAAGAAATACGATGGACTCATACCATTAGCTAAAAATGCTCGGTAAAATTCGCTGATATCTCTTGTGATTTCAATGTAATTAATAGCACTATAGTAGTCAGGCTTCGGGTAGTAAGCGCTGCCCGGTGTCATAATTCCAACAAATAGCACTTGAGAAGGCTCATCTGCTTTAGTTTTTGGGTTATACATTGGAATGAACGCAGGAATATTTTTCTTTTTGCGTGTATCGCTCCAATCTTTAGAGTAGTAAATGCCCGGTATAACATCCTCTTCATTGGCCACGGCTAAGCGGCAATTCTCATAAGGAAGATGATTAATCTTAGCTATCTTAGTTCTATCTACGCTCCAAATTACTTCTAAGTAATAACCTCCGTGCATCTTAGCATCAAGCGTTAGAGGCCTTCTGATTGCGTTTAATTTAAGTCTATCTATCTCACGTTGAACAGCAGGATTATTACTCTTAAATTCCTTCCCTGCAATCATGAAAGCTATGCTCATCGTAAGCGCTGAATGCACAGGTGAAGAGTAATATAAATCTATCAAATAATTTGGGAAAAGATTTGACTCACCAAAAGTAACAAAGCCTTTAGGTGTCTCTTTTTCTACTGCTTCCTGAGGCATGGCTGCTCCCAAGTTCACAAGCATTGGTGCTGAAATCTTATCCATTGTATGTAATGTCGTTATCTATAGTTAAATTCGGCTCAGTAAAGCGAGGAGTAGTAATATCTTCAACAATCAAATATCCCTTCTCTATTACCCCTTCTACTACTGCGTTAGTTGGATCTAAATTAGTGCTGCTATTCTGACCATACACTATGTAAGAAAAGCGTGCTGGGTAGTTAATTAATAAGCTAGCAGCTGTTGGTGTGTTGGCATTCGTGCCTATCTGAATGGTAGTATACCTATCATTCTGAGCTATCTGAGTTGGGATAGCATAAAGCTTTTCAAGTGTCTGCTCGTTAGTTAATTCGAGTAGATAATGCGTGTATGTATTAGACAGCAAAAGCTCCCCTTCCTTTAGTGTAAGGTAGAGGAGCTGTGCTGCTGTATTTTTTAGTAAATAAATCATGCCTTAAATATAGCACAATTTATTTTAAAGTGTACCTGCTACTACAGTTACTGTAGAGAAATCTGCGAAAGGTGCATCACCTGCATCTTGGTCAAGTAAGTAAGCCTTATCTTTCTCTTCGCCTGTGAAGGTAATAGTGTATCCGTTAAGGTCACCTTTAGCTGTTCCAGTTTGAGTAGTGAATGCAGTTACTTGCACTCCATCTTTATATCCGCACATCCAAATATTATCGTTGTTATCTTGAACGAATAATACATTGCGACCTTTAGAAATGGTTTGAAGTTGCAAAGAGCGAGCAGCTGACATACCATGGAAGTTAGCTACAACAGTCTGAGTATAGAACACAGTACCATTTTCGATAGAGATTGTACCCTCTTCAGTAAATGAGCCTGTGTGTTTTGGTAATTCGAATTCGTAAACACTACCGGTAGCAAGTGCTGTTACCATGTTTGTAGTGCCGTCAATAGTAGCTGTATTAGCGAAAGTGCTATAAGCTCCTAAGTAGATTGCTTTGATTCCACCAATTCCTTCGGAACAGTTGATCTGGAATCCAGCTGTGGTAAGACATGCCATCTTGTTATAATTTTTTTATTGTTAAAAATATTCTTTGCAAAGAATGGGCAGCTCTTAGCTAACCCACTCTTTTAACAAAGGAGTATTAATTAGGGATTCATAAACCCAAGGATAGCTTGAGTAGGGATAGCTACTTGAGTACCTGCGCGGAACTTCATAACCATTCTTACGTTATCGCTACCATCAGTAGTAGACATATCTACAACCTTCACCTCGTTGAAATCAGATACCAAGTCAGTACCGAAGAACAAGTTTTCAGGCTTAGCGAAAAGAGCTACGTTATCAGGAATACCTGGGCAAACATAGATTTCATATCCATCGAACATTAGAGGATAGTTAGCAGCAGCGTTGAACTGTTGCAAGTAACCCAAAGCTGATAAAGCTTGACGATAAAGTTGAGCAGTTTTTCTGTTAACGTAAAGCTTAACTGAAGCATCACCAATCAATTCAGCAGGAAGAGCAGACATCAAAGTCTCAAGAGATGCAATAACGTTTGAGCTTGTGAAAGCGTTAGCGAAGTCAACATCAGGAGTACCTGATTTAGCAGTATCCAACACCTTCAAAATTCCGTTGAAAGAAGTGTAAGATGAAGATTCGAAGTTACCTTGCCACAAAGTGTATTCGATGTTCTCAGCTACCTTACCTGAAAGGTGAGCGATTAAGAAATCAGCGAAGTTAGCAGGGATAGCATCGTTAGCAAATCCTCTTCCTGTTTGAGCAGCTTCCCAATCTTTTGCAAATTGATCCTTGCACACTTCCAAATTCACCTTAAGGTCAGTAACAGTCAATACACGCTCAGCCAAAGTTAAGGTAGAGTCAGCATTGTCGAAATCACATCCCCATGCTTTAACGATTCCTGTAGAAGCAAGAGTCTTAAGTACCATTTTGTACTTTACATTCTCTTTAACAGTTACGTAGTTGTTAGCAATAGTATCTCCCGATAAAACTGCTGCGCTGATATACGGCAGAGCTAACTCGCCAGCATATGAGCTTGAAGAAATGGTTAAATTAGTTGCCATTTTTTTTGTTTGTTTTTATTTGTGTTTATTTAAATTTATTGATAATTGCAAATGCACGTTGCTGTGATGTCATACGAGACATATCTACAGCAGTTGGCTGAGCTACTTGGCGAGATTGCTTAACAGTTACAGCAGCCGGTGCTTGTGAAAGCTCTACAATCTTAGCTTCAGCAGCAGCTAACTTTGTTTCGAACTCAGTAATGATGTTCTTAAGTAAGCCTTCTACTTGCTCTTTAGAGTAAGTCTCAGCTACCTCTTGCTCAACAGTAACTTCTACTGAAGGAGCTTCAGATGGAGCATCTTCAATAGATGCGATTTTACCCTCTGTAACAACGATTTTCTTACCGTTATCCAAAGTATACTCGCCATCAGTTAGAGGAGTTGGATTGCCTTCTGCATCCATTACAAATACTTCTACTCCCTCTGCCCATTCGGCAGCAGGTGAATAGATCATTGTGCCATCAGCTAAAGCACCCTCAGCCATCATCTTAACCTCAAAGGTTTCAACGGCAGGAGTCTCTTCTACTGACAATTTCACCCCATGCTTTGAAAGCGCTGGAGCGAACTTTTCTAAAATTTCAGAAATCATGTTCATGTGTTATTATTTATTAGTGGAAAAAATTAAGATTTCATTTCAAGTGCTTCACTCAATTCAGTTAGTAACTGCTCTAAGTCTTTCTCTTGCACTACCTTCTCTTCGATAGGTGTAAACCACCCCTCTATTGAGAAGCCTTTAACCTCGCCATTCTTTACAGCCTGCCAAGTGCTATCATCATCTACCTTCACTCCTATCATCCAAGTGCCATCAGGAAGCTCAAAGCCGTAGTTATCACCTTTATCTGCACCCATCTTAATCCATGATTCTACTACTGTAAGATTATTTACAGGCATCTCATGCTGAATAGTATGGTTATGGTGCATGTTACGCTTTAAGAATTCTTGCGCTGTCTGCTCAATGGTCTCTTTGCTATAAGTGATAAAATACTTTTCACCATTACCATCGTATCTAACAATAGGCTGATTAGGAATAAGAGCAGGGCCATACAGCATGCGCTTCTCTCCATCTTCTACGCGAGCGAGTAAGAGATTCTGCTTAGATAGCGCTACGAAGTCTACCATAATAGCAGGATCAGATACCAAGCTAACAGCGTATACCCCCATGTTAGAATCATCCTCTCCAAGGCCGTATTCAATCAATTTAATTTCGTTATTCATTATCGTATGTTTCAGATATTTCAAAAAGTATCGCGTTAATCACTTCATCAATTATAGCCTCAGTATCTTCAAGCTCTTGCTTATCTACCTCGGATAAAGCATTTCTTACTCCCCTTGAGATGCACTTTTTTAATAGTGGAAAATTCGCCATATTTGTTACAAATAAGATTGATCTATTATCTTCTGACGTGCCTCTAAAGCATTGGCTACGTTACCTGCAAGCACATAAGTCTCAACAGTACCCGGTGCATTATTGTTAAAGTTGCCTCCGCTGAAGTCTACAGCTGGTGCGTTCATTGTTCCACTATCTGAAGTAGTTGTAGCATTAGGCCCTGTAGTATCAGGAGTCATTCCACCAAATTGAGTCTTAGCTATTTTAGCTACGTTGGCAAATCCCATCACACCTACTGCTACTGCTTGTGCTATCTTAACAGATGTTGGCACAGTTTCGGGTGAATTTAAAGCTTTAACAATAGCCGCGTAAGTATCTACTAAGGATGTAGCTATATTAAGCGCCTTATTCACGTTGAATTGTCTACGTGCAGTTTTCTCTGTGCGTGCAGTAAAGCTCTCGTTAAGTGCAGTAAGTGCTTGTAAGCCTTGCCTTACTGTATCTACCTTTAGCTGCGCTTCAGCTTCAGCATATTTTTTAGTAATTTCTAATTCAGCTTTAGCTTGTTTGTCCTTTAAAGCTTGTGCATTTTGTCCATAATATTCAGCCTCTGTAATGAGTTGAAAATAATGCTCTCTTACTTGTTTTAATTCTAATTCTTGATTAGATAAACCAGCTTCATAAATATTCTCTTGAATGCTCTCAATTAATAACTGCTCATCTGCAATAGCTTGAGCATAGGCATCATTATAAGCTTTTAATTTAGCGAGCTTCTTATCATTTCTATCTTTCTCTAAAGCTGCTTCTCGCTCTACCTGAGTAGTTAATAACTCTATGACAGCGTTATTATACCACTCCTCTACAAGTAATAAATCGGCGCCATTCTTTTTAGCTTCTTTCTTTTTCTTCTCATACTGCTGACGAAGTAACTCTAACTCATAAGCATCTGCTGTGTTAAATGATTTGAATAGGTCATTACGTAGCTCCTGCTCAAAGTCATTTCTTGTATCTATTTTAGCTTGTCTTGCATCTGCTGCTTCTTTTTCAATTTGTGCTTCAGTCTTTTTAATTACATCTTGAAGCAATTTAATATCTGCCTCAGTCTGTTTAATACCAAACGCATCAGAACGTGATGCGTTTAACGAATAGCGCTCCGTTACATTTGATACAGTTTCTCCCCACTCATTAATATATTCAGCAGCTCCTGCTGTTTCATTTTTAATGTTCTCTTGTAATAGTTGCTGCTCTTTTAATTTAGTATTAGCCTCTTCTAATAAATTCCTTAATTTTTGTGTAGCCTGTTGCTTCTTTAATTCAGTAGCCTGAGTATCTCCTAATAAACCATAAGCTTCTACCAATCCATCATTATACTCTTTTTGAGCAGAAGCTTGTTGAGCAGATAATTGATTCTGTAACTCAAGCTTTTTATTGTAAGCTTCTTGAAGCTTCTCTTTATCTCTGCTAATCTCAGCAATACGCATCTGCGTTTCTTGCTGCTTAATCTGATTCTTTAATAACTGCTCTTGTAATCTATACTGAACAAATGTAGAATCACCATAAGCCTTACTTAGAGCTATCTGTTTATTTAAGATTTGCTCTTGCTTCTTCATAGCATCAAGAGACTTCTCTAAGTAATACTTTACTTTAGCTACTCCATTAGCTTGATACATTTCGAATAGAGCAGTTAACTCTTCCCAATAAGCTATAATACCTACAATAATACTCGCTAATAAAAGCAATGGATTAGCAGCAATAGCTTTACCTAAAGCTTTTACACCTGCAACACCAGCTTTAAATGCAGCACTTAATCCATCTCCTAAAGCTTTAGTATCAATTCGGTTAATGTTAGCCGTTACTAAATTTAATGATTGACTTAAGCCTTCAAAATCTAAATTCATTAATTGCTCACCCATTAAACCAAATGAGTTACGCAATCCCTCAATAGCAGGCCCTGTATTACCTTTAACAGCATCAGCAGCATCATTCATCCTATCCTTAAGCTCTCCCATTCTTTGAGAAAGCTCATTGAATTTCTCACTACCTGGATCGTACTTATCCTGCTCCTTTCTTAACTCTGCATATTGCTGCTTTAAGCCTTTAGTAGACTCTTCTACCTTAGTGGTAGAGTCATCTACTTTCTTAAGCTCTTTGTTAATCTCTTCTAATCCAACAAAAGTTCCATCATCATTGAAGAGGAGCTTTAATATCATCTCTTGTGCTGCCATTATACTATGCTATAAATTGTTAATCCTATTAAGCTAACTAATCCTATAACTATAGTGTAATTAATAGCCCTTATTTGCCATACCTTCAGCCTTGCGTTGTGAGCACCTACTGCATGCTGAAAAGTCTTAGTCTTACCTTGCGCTCCAGCTCGGAGCAGAGTCATACTAATGAGTATATCTTCGTGTGGATTCGTCATATAATTGGAGTGCGTTGGAATTTAACTTGTGTATATTGAAAGGTTGCGCTAATTACAGCTGTTTTGCCTGTTAGTTTACAAGTAATATAAGGTGCTATTGCTCCGCTAACGATAGGAGTATAAAGGTCAAATTTACCCGATGCCCATCCATTATGGAAGTCATGCACTAAATCAGGAGTAGATGTATAGTGCGTTACTTTATCTCGCCAAAACATGGTACTATATTCTAAGCTTGCTACGTTGCCAGTATAGTCAGTAGTGCCATAGTTATATTCAAGAATTGATATGAATATCTTAACCATCCAAACGGATTCAGTAGGTAGCTTAATTGTGCCACCATTAACTCCATCTACAAACAAATCTATATTAGTTGGATTAGTATTTAACGCACCTAACCCCATGAGCTGGATAAAGCCATGCTGATTGCGACCGGGTAGCGTAATTCCAAAGTCACTCGTTCCATCATACCACGTACCGCCACCAAAGTGCACCCCTCTCACATCAGCTTCTGCCCACTTACCCATCACAGTAGTGCCTTCAAGATTTGGCCTGATAAAGTTGCGATAGCCTAAAGCTTGGCTGTAGTTATTGTTAGGTGAAATACCATGGCCTAATCCACTAACTAAGATTCGCTCGTTATTGTTTTCAATAGAAGCTCTATTCACGTTACCCATACCTGTAGCGCTCTTTTGATTGCCACTTGTATTAGTGATATTGCTACCTCCTATGTTATTAGGTGAGCTGATGATGCCTCCTGTTCCATTAGTTCCTGTAGATGCAAAGCAGCGGCCTTTATCAGTTGTCCAAGTATAGCCATAATACTCGCAGCATTCCTGTGATCCATAACTTGTATTGCCATCATAATCTAAGAATTCAACAGCTCCTGTACTTACGTTAATGGTAGATGGTGTATACTGACAAAGCGCACCTATATCTAACAAGCGCATGAGCTTGCATTTAGTCACCTGCTCTTCCGCTACGATGTAATCAGTTAGCTCTATCACTCTCCACCAAGAATCCTTAACCCAAATCTTATCGTTAAATTTCAAGTTAAATACATCAGTTACATCTAATTGAAAGTAAGCCTCCATTATCTTCTGCTCGTCATCGTAAAGCTCTGCGATATACTCTCTCCAATATCTATCAAACAGTGTATGTAATGGCATAGCCTCAATAGGGTGCGGAGGAATCTCTTGGCCGAAGTTCAAGTCATTTGTTCCTATCTCAGTTGGAATAGATTGGTAATGAGATAGCAATGGGATAACTGTAAAGCTCGCATCTTCTGCTACCTCATCGTATACCATCACTACAGCACTCTCTGCATAATCTCTTCTATAAAGAATGCGAGGCCCAGGAGACATAAACTCGCCTGTTTCGTTAAAGTATTTAGGGATGATATACGTAGTATTTGGAATCAAATCGCATGGCGAAGCTCCGAAGTTTAATTCTACTGTATAATCACTTGTGCTAAAGTCATTTCCTGCATCGGTTAAGCGAAGCTCACCATAGACTCTCTGAGCACCACTCTTATACTTAGCATTAAAATAATCTCCCTGCTCTTTATAGCTCCACCTCAACACTCGCTTCCTAATGTCTGAAGCTGGTGTTAATGTGATGTCTTTAGATGTGTCTAATTTTCCTGTCCAATCGTAATCATCTCCACTACCCAAATACTCTACCATTGGAATAATCTCAACAGCGTTAGGCATGTTTGGGTTAGGCACTAAGACAGCGTTAAACATCTTCAGAATATCGCGCAAGTAATCTACCTGCTTAAGTTCAGGAGCATTCTTAATAAAGCTTACAGGCTGTGCTTGTAGCTCTCCTGTTACGAATGAAATACCAATACTACAGTTAAACCCAAATACAATAGTCTGTGCGCTACCTGCATGAGCATAAACGTAATAACGTATCTCATCACCTACTTGCATATCTAAAGTATAGGTAGCATAAACTACAGGATCAACAGGAGATTGAATATATTGTCCTGTTGTAAAGTCATATTCTATAACAGTATCTGAAATAGCACTACCTCCACCCATTGGATAAAGTGTTTCTATCCCTCCTCTTGTAACACCTAATACAAAGTCATAAGCATTCTGTGCAAATGCTACAGCACCAGGCACAGTAAAATTAGCATTAATATAAAAAGTTGCATTAAAGTTACCTTGTGAAGTGTATACGTTAGAAGCAAAGCTATTAGATGGATCGGATGCCTCTGTCCAACCGGTAAGCTGTTTTTTAGTTTGACCATTAGGAGCTGTTCCATCAATAGTGACTGATGTAGAGCCTCCTGCAAATGCTGCTAAGAATTTAGCTTCATCGTTGTTTAATGGGCCAAGTGTAAGAGGATTAGTGATGTATGGAATATACATTCTTTCAAGCTCTGCATTCAGCGTATCTCCGCTATACGTAAATCCTGCCTCTGTTATAATCTTATTGAGAAGCCATTTAGCCTGAACTGCTAAAGTTAACTCTGATGTATAGATAGGATTAACTGAGCTAAAGATTCTTCTGCTACCTATGGCTGTATCTTCGCTCCAATTCTGCCCCTTGTCAGTTAGCGTATAACAGATAGCGCTGTCTAAGAGTGAGCCATCATTAATAAGATTTATATTTTCATAGCTATTCTCATGAGCTAAATCTGTGTAGTCTAACTCACTTATCAGCTTATCTCCAATGCTTCGCGCTAAGTCTACCGTCTCTCCAAAGAACGCTATGACAAATTCATGCACCTTATCCTGATGAGTTACTACCTGCTTAAATTGAATGTGCCCTTCAGCAATGGGTAAAGTATTAACGCTTAAGGTAGCATCTATCTTTCGAAGTACATTAATCTGAGTGCTATCACTATTGAGTAAGCTTGGGCTGTACTGCTGCCCGAAGAAATCTACGTTATTCTGCGTTGCAGGTATTCTGAACTCACGCGAGAAAGCGCCCCTGGTAGTGAACTCAGAAACGCTGTTGAAGTTAGATGAGTAACTGATGCTCTCATTCTCGTAAAGGTCTACTACTACAGCTGCTCCATTAGAAGCCGTTACTGTCAATATTACTTCTGCTCTCATTAGGCTGTGTAATCGTTACTGAATTTCAACATCAATTCTAAATCATTCTTAATGTAAGACTTGCTCTTAATGGCTGTATAGTTATTGCTGTCAATTACTACAGGTGTAGCTGAGCCATCTGCTCCGATAATATAAACTGATTCACTATAAATCAGATTCTTTAAGTATTCAAATTGGCCCTCTGTTAAGAAGTCCGTTCTAACTCTAAGCATCTTTTCTACGAATGGAGTGCGCTCAGTTAAACCTCTATCGTACGTATTAAATCCAAATGCCTCACCACTATCTGCTGTGCCATAGTTACCCACTACTTTTCTGTAGCGCTTGCGCTCCACTGAGTAACTTTCCTCACTACGTTTAGTAAAATTGAAGTAATCCCATCCACCTCTGCTGTTAGCCCAGCCTAAGCGTATCTTCTCAAATCTGCACTCATCTTCTGCCTTGAATACTGCTATTGATCGTGCGGCTGCTGAGCCTCCTGATGTTCTGAAGTTAAGTATGTAATGATGCCAATTCGCATCTAAGCCATACGCATCTTCGATGTTAGCAGGTAGTAGTGGAAGGTGATTAATCTTTCCTACTCCAATGGTGCAAGCTAATGTGTCAGTCTGCACTGGTGTGCCTGCTGCATTAAACTGAATTATCTGCACGCTATTAATTACGTTGCCTGTTAATTTACTTCCATCATCAGCAGGGATAGTTAACACTCCATAGTCATCAGCAAAAGCTGTTATGCCTATCGTGTTAGCACCCAAAGAATACTTATTTAGTACATCATCTAAGGCATAAGTGCTTCTAACTAAATCACTCATGATGTAGCTTGTGCTTGAGCTTAATGCAAAGTGAGTAGATGGATTAGGGTTAAAACCATCACTAATCTGAAAGGCTGCATTAATAAAGCTCATATCATTTATTGGATAGGCAGTAGCTTGCTTCTCAAATACACCTAACACTTCATAGCCTTCATAGATATTAGCTTCAACATACATGATGTTTTTAGTAGATGTGCTTTGTTGCACTGTATAGCTACCAAATAAGCTATTTGCTACATCAGTAGTGCTCACGCTTAAATCCATCTTAGAATAGACTACAGGGTATAAGTCAAATACTAAAGCGCCATTGATGTTAGGCTGCACGTAAAAAGTATTGATAGTGCCACCATTAACGCTCACCTCTACCACATAGCGAAAGCCAGGCTGTCCTATGTTAGAAGATGTAGCTACCACTATAAGCTTTTGCTTCAGTGCTGTGTATTGATATGGCTGCTGATGTATTGTAATTGCCATTATTAAGATGGTTTAATATTAGTTAATTTTCGTGTCTGATTTAAGATATAAATATTCACAGCCTCACCCATTGCTGCGTTGAGCTGTTGAGCGTATTCAGGTAGTGTTTCTAAATATGCATCTCTCCAATAGTATAGTGGAGCAATACCTTTCTTTTCGATGCTCTTAGCCATAGCAGTAGCTACAGCTAAACGCTTCTTTTCATCTTTGTTAACTGATGATTTAGCGAACTTCGTCATCTTACCGGTATCTCCCATAGCGCGCAGCTTAATCTTCTTAAGATTCATCCACGTTAGTATCGCAGGAACAGGAGGCTTGGCTGCACTTGCTGCGAAGCGCTTATCTATACCTGGGTAGTTACTCTCCTTACCTTGCCTACCATACTCCACCCACTTGCCATAGTCAGCAGATGAGTTAAAGCTAATGGAGGGAGTAGTGCCTGTTACATCTACGTCATAGTAGAGTGAAGCTGCGAGCGTTCCTGTAGTGTTAGCCTTACGCTTCTTTCCGTATCGTGTCTGCTGGATGCGAATGTTAGAGCGTGCGCGATCAGTAACGGTCTCACCGAAATCTAAGAGCACATCGTATAGCGCTCCCTGTTCGAATAGCTCAGCTAAGATGCTCATGCTTCTTTAGGAATCTCTTCTGTTACTACTTCGTAATTTCCCCACTCAATAGCTTCAGCTTCGTTCAACGTTTCGATGTAACCATTCTCGGTAATCATTCTGTATTTAGTTAGTATCATCGTGCAGTTGTTAATCTGTTTTCGTATCCCAAATAATCGCAAAATACACTTCTATTTGTTGTGCCTATTGTTTTAGCAATAGATTGCTTCACGTTAAATCCTCTCGGATTAGCAGCACTTACCCAAGTAGGAATGTTAGTTGTGTGAGTAGCTACTAACGTTCCATTAATATAAAACAATACTTGTGTCCCTGCCGCATTAACTTCAATTCTTAATTTAACCCACGCACCTGCTGTTACTGCTACTGAAGTTGTGGTAAGTGTACGAACACTACCTACACAAGTTTGAGTTTGCCAATTAGGAGTAGCGGCAGTTCCGTTCTGTGTTGCACCTTCATCGTATGTAAAAAATGCTCCGTTACCTTCAGCTCCATTTGTTGCCGCACTTCCAAAACCTGCAATAAATCTAAATCGTTCCAAAGATGTAGAAAGTGTTTCTACGCAAACATATGTTTCAAATACCCACGCACCACCACCGAAGAAAAATTGTGTTCCAACGTTTGGCTCATTAAAATGAACTGCATAACCTGTAGCTGTTGTACCTGTTTGATATTGACAAAATCCTATTTGATTTGTAGAAGCGTTTGGAACAGTTACTACAACACGTTCAGTTGTCGCTCCTGTTCCTGAAATTAATTGAGTGAAATTTGGAACTGTACTTCCTCGACCTTCTAAATCTGTAAAATATTGAATACCTCTTTTATACTTATCTATTATTGATAAGTTGTTTACAGCATCTACCGTTGGAAATTTAACCCCTGTGCCGTCAGTTGCTAACGAATTCTGCTTGTTGGCTGAATTTTCTTTAGCATTAAATGTAGACCAATCTGCCGAACTCAAAGCACCTCTATTCGTTGCTGAAGCAGTAGGTACATTTAGCGTTATTACAGGAGTGCTTGTTCCATTTGCAACGGTGCTACTTAAATCTGTTCCCGTTGTGCCTAACGTTAGCGCTGCTACGCTTGTAACAGTTCCAGGGTTAGTTGCAATTGTGAATGTTCTATCTGCTGACAAGTCTTGCGTTGTTCCGTTGATTGTAATCGTGCGAGTCTCAGGAACTAACCCTGCGATAGATGGAATGGTAGGCTTGTTAAGAATCTGAGCATCCCCACTTACTGCATTCCAATCAGCATTAACATTCACCTCAGCTCCTGGCTCAATACCTGCGAGCTTGCTCTTCTCTGCCGTTGTATAATCTTCAGTAGATAGCCCCTTGCCTGCTACCTTATCTACTTTATCAGTTTGAAGCGCTGCGATGTCATCTACTATAGAAATGATAGTAGCGCAATCAGGTAGAGTCTCGCAGGTAAGCCCTACATTATCCACTATTGCATACCATCCTTTCACTCCGCTTGCGTTAGTGCCATAGTAGTAAGAATTACCCGGTGCTTCTACGTCATTAAGTAGGCTAACGAATACACCATTCTGATCTAAGCTCTCAATAAACTGAAGTGCTCCCCATCCATCAGTACCGCTATCTGTTGGAGTATTATAGTTCCAGCTTGCAGGAATGCTACATGCGCTCCAATCGTAATCTAAATTCAGCTCTATTGTTCCTGTTACCCCTGTTAGCGTGTGAGTGTACTGTTCTACGAATGGCTCAGCATTAACAGGGCGAGTAAGCACTACATCCGAGCCAAACATATTACCCAAGTAAATCTCATTGATTAAGTCTTGGAAGATTAGCGAGCAGTCAGTAATTGATTCTGCCTGATAGCCTGTCTTATCTTCTTTGTCGCGAGGAAGGTCAGAGATGAATATCTCAAAGCTGAAGCTTCTCGTACCTGGCGAGTAATTGATAGCGCGAGGCTTAACGTGCAGCCAAGGCCACTCTGCTTCTTTCTCTAAATCAGCTTGGCTAATCTCACCATGTGTAAACCTACGCAGCTGAAAGTGTCCTGCTGCGAATTGTCTAAACCTATCTACTATTACGTTGTATGTGTAGTTAATTGTGCTCATATCTATTAGTGGAAATTAAGTAAGCTTTTGTTGAAGTGAGTTAGTGTAATCCATTGCGTAGGTCAGATGGGTGAATATGGTTGAAGCTCTTGTATTAGTGATAGCATCAAATTTAGTTACATCTCTCTCAGCCATCTCTTCTATCACGTGCCACCATTGGTAAACGCTTGCTAATGTTTCACCTCTTCGGCTAACTGACTGATCTCCCTCTTCAGCTTCTCCAGCTCCTGCTCTAAATATTCGGGTGTATTGCTCACTAAATCTCTTCTGAGTGTCGAAAAAAAAAGCAGCGCAGCATTCACATTGGCAAGATTCATCTTCCTCATTTGAGGCACGTACTTAAGATGCACATCACTGTTATACTCCTCTATTTTATACTGCAAGTTTATCTCAGCTGTTACCGGTCTATAGAGAATACACATTAGTTCAGGTAGCTGTTGTGGGAAGTTCTTACTGAATTCAGTAAGGTCAAGCCACTCACCAAACGTCATAGCTTTAAGGTTAGGATGAAAGCCGAACTTCACCCCATCTATCTCAATGAACTGCTTAAATATCTTCTCGTCATTCTTTAAGCCATTAGCATAAGCACTCACTATCTTGTCAATGGTAGGCATGTCTATCTTTCGAATGTCATCACGCTTTAATCCTGTGATAGCTTGAATCTGAGAAACACTATCACTACCTGCTGCTATAAAGTCTACGTAAGTGCCAAGCGTTTGATCACTGTACTTAGTGCTAATTATCTTATCACTCATATGTTAGTTCCATCAATAGTTATGTTAATGCTCTTAATC